CTCCTTGGAGTAGCGGGTTCCTTCAGCCTTCAGCTCATAAGAGTCGGAGAAGTATCGGTTATTCTGCTTGTCGTACCATTTGCGTCTTCTGACGATTAGATCAACACCTTTGTCGCGAATAGGGAAGTCACGTATGGTTACGGCTTCACAGAACCCTTTGGATTCAATCTCTGGGTTCTCTTTATATTCAGCCTTAACCGATTCGTCAAGATAGATGCGGATAAGGGAAGCCTCTTCTTCTACACGTACTACTTCAAAATTTGTAAGTATCTCTGATGGCAGAATTAACTGTGCCAATGCTAATAATCCTTGATTGTTCATGGCACAAAGGTATAAATTTTCTATAGAATCAAAAAGCTTTCCCCTAGATATATCGGGTGAGCCGTTCAATGGAGATTGGGTGTAATATGGAACTTCATATTTTGCAGAAAGTTCGTTGAAACGTTCAACCCATTTCTCCCCCCATTCTTTGATTCTGATATTTGTCATACCTGTCCTAATTGTAATAAGGCGGCTTCCTTGTGCTTCTGGCAATGCTGAGATTACCGACTTAAGCAAGTATTATTCACAGCAGAGCTCTTAAAAAAGTCCGTAGCTTGTCCGATATATATATAAATAAAAATCAGCGCAACTTGTTGTTTAACAACTCGTTACGCTGATTTTGGCGGAGAGAGAGGCTCTAACATCTTTGTAACCAAACGTAGCCAACTATATTCATTTATAAGTAGTTGGCTACGTTTTTTATATATTCGTGAATACCATTTGAAACCGATAGTTCCAAACATTAAAGCAGAAAACGGGTACTTTTTCGGGTACGCTATTTTTCATCCTCGCCATAAGAATTGAACTTATCCATGTTTTCAACCTTCGCCGCGTCCACGATTTTAATATACGGCTTCATGGCTTTATAGTCGCTGTGTCCCGTCCATTCCATTATAACGGGTGCAGGAATACCCAACCTAAGCGCGTTTACTATAAAAGTACGCCTTCCGGCGTGAGTGGTCAGAAGCGCGTATTTTTCCACTATTTCCTCAGTCCGCACGCTACCATGATACGAAACGACCCTTATAGGCTCGTCAAGCCCAGCGATTTCGGCGGCTTCGTGTAAGTGTTCGTTCATCTTCACGTTACTAATAACAGGCAACGCCCTGCCCTTTGGTAGTTCCAAGTCCTTGTATTTGTCAAGTATTGATAGCGCGTACTTATTAAGTTCTATATGTAGTCGCGCCGTAGTTTTCTTTGTTACGATAGAGATGTACGGCGGCTTTGCTTCGCGCTTAACGTCAGACAGACGCAGACGGGCAACATCAGAGTAGCGAAGCCCGGTAAAGCAGCAGAAGCAGAACACATCGCGCACAGACGAAAGCGAAGGTTTGTTTTTCGGAAACTTGAATTTAAGGAAGTGCTGCAGTTCTTCCCAGCTTAGATAAATAACCTCCTTACAGTCCAGCCCCTTAAAACGTGGGCGGTACTGAAGATGTGCCGCGCCATTATAGTAGCCGTTGGAAGCAGCCCAGCGCAAGAACCAGCGCAAGAAGCCTACGTTTTTGGCTACCGTTGTGTTAAGTTGGTTCTCTTCCGTTTGGAGGTAAGAAACGAACGCCGCAAAGTCAGCCTTAGAGAAGTCCGACAGAGAGAGCGACGGGCAGAACTTTAGCAAGTGCTGTTTAATACTTGCAAACTTAGTATAGGTAGCCTTAGACCAATTATTAGTAACCCCCATTTCTTTTGTAAAGAGGTCAAAGACATCGAAGAACCCCTTAACTTCGTTTGCTTCCGTTTCTTCCTTTGGCTTCGCACGTCCTACCGCTTCATTAAACGCCGTCTTAAATTCGGCAGTAGTAGGCGAACGTTTGTTTTCCATTTCAAAGCGAACAAGCACCTCCTCCACCTTTGCCGACAGATTGATTAACGCCCTATTGATTTCGCCCGAAGTCTGCTTATAACTATTCTTTGCTCCAAGACGAACGCAAGAGTTCATATCGTCCCATTTGGATGGGGCGATAACATACCCGGAACGGATATCAACACGGAGAGAAGCCCAGCTTACGCGCAGCCTAATGGGTACTTCTTCAGTAGCGTCCGTTTCTTTAGCGGTACGTTTAACGTGCAAACCTATCTTTATAGAAAACTTCATATTTTCTTTGTAAGCATATTGCCGCGCCCTGTCAAGAGCCAAAGCGCGGATATTGGATAATTGGCAACCAATATACTAAGCGTTTCAATTTCCATATTACGATAACGCGCCGTATAGCCTTCCTTTGGTGTTAGTCCAAATTGGCGGCGCATTTCCCGGTAGCGTGAGGGGCTTAACCCGTGCAGGACACAAAAGCCACTTAACGAGCTAACCAACTTGTAAGTAACAAGCGCGTCAATAGCAATAAAGAAACGGCGGTTTACCGCGTCGCTGTTTGTCCTTTGCATAGTGAAGCGTTTATATTAGATAACATAACATAGTAGTCCGTTTCCGGCACAAGCGCAGTAGCAGCCCCCGAAAGGTAGGCAGCTTCCAGCGCGTCGAATACTTGTGCGGTCATATAAGGATAGTAACCGCGATTGCTATAATACTTATCTACTTCAATTTCCACCATAGCCGTATAGTTATTTCTGTAAAATTTTCGATTTAAGCGCGTTTCGCGTAAAAATGGTATAGTTATAAGCCAATACAGAAAAACGCGCTAAAAAGGGCGTTTCTGTGCGTTTGGGCGTATCACCATAATACAACGCTTATTTATTCTATATACCTCTATTATAATGTATTAGAGCATTTACCAAAGTTCAACTTTACGCCCGAACACTAACCGACAGCGGCACATCCGGCAGCTGCGCCCGTTTGGGCATTGGCTTTTTTAGTCAGTTCGGCAAGCGTTTCGATAGTACGCTGTTGGCTTTCGATTATTGAAAGCAAACGCGCCTTTTCTTCCTTCGCATCTTCCAGCAGCTTATAGAGCATTTCAGAAGGCGCGATATTTGCCGTTTGTTCCGATTGCGTACTATTGTTGTTTCTACGTTGTAGCATTTCGCCATCGCCGCGTATAAGCCAAACCGGGTTAAGTTCGGGATATTGTCTGCTTATTGCTTCTAATTTGTCTGCCTTAATTGATTTCTTGATACTTGCAATATAGGCAGAACCTACACCGATAGTACGGCAAAATTCGCGTTCACTCATATTTAAGTACGCTACAAACGCCTTTAGACGCGACTTTACGGTATTTTCCTCGTCCATAATTGTATCTTTTTGTTAAAGTTTTGCTTAGACAAGCATTTTGTATGCTTTTTATTTGCATATTGTATGCTTATTATCTATCTTTGCAACGTGTTAATAATACAAGTGCAAAGGTACAAAATTTCCGAGCAGCTTGCAATAGCAAAAACACGCTAATTTTGAATTAAAAATAAAGCTATATGGTACATTCAAGTAAAACAATTAACCGCAACTTCCTTATAAAGGCAAGCGGAATTAACTCAGAAGGCAAGCGTATAAACACTTTAGTAGGTGTTTCCGGGCTGCTTGCTTTGATTGGCGAAGATTTGGCGGACAAGTTCGTAACACGCGCTATAAAGGCTTCCTTCAACAACGACAGCTGCTGCTGTAAGCTAAGACGAGGTTTAAGAATAACATTCTACAACAAATAAAGGAGGTTCAGGCATGGCAACAAAGATGAACGACGAAAGAGGGTGCAGCGTTTGCGCCGCAGGAAGTGAAAACTGCGAGTTCTTCACAACAAGACTCGGTAGAAAGGTTTACCACCGTATGCAATACGATTACCGCCATACCGACGGCGAGCTATTCAGCTGCATCGGGAACGACTTAGAATCATGCCGTAAGCGTCGGGACGAGTGGCTAAGCAAGAAGAAGGGCTGGACGGGTAAGGGCTTTAATACCTTATAACGTATCACAATGATACGAAATGCCACATTTCACAATAGAGAAGCCAACGGAGAAAGTATCCCTTTCGTGAAGGCTATAAACCGGTGACAGCAGGAAACAGAACCGCAAGCGCGGTACGCTTCTGGCGTGTGGTGGGCGAACCACTAACCGCGCACAAATTATTAACTTCTAAATTTTATAAGTCATGGTATTAACAGAGAACAAGCCGAAAGGCAAACAGCAGGGTTTTAACAGCGGCTTAAAGCAAGTGAAGATGGGCGACTACAAGACAGTCGTAGAGGAGTTGAAGAAGGCTTTAGGCATCAACAACCGTAACAGCTTCTACGCCTACCGTATTGGGGCTATCGAACCGAAGGTAACACAGGCGGAAGCTGTAGAAGGAGTGTTTAACCGTTTCGGCGTTACTAAAAACATTTGGGGCGCATGAAACTGAACGCAAAACTAAGCAAACGCGAAAGCCAAATAGCCGAACTATTGGCATGGGGCGCAAGCAAGAAGGAGGTAGCCGACAAACTATTTGTTTCAACGCGAACCATAGAGAACACAGCCCGGAACATTTACGCCAAGATAGGCATCCAAAAGGCTACGGAATTGTGCGTTTGGTGGTTTTGCACAAAGTGCGGTGTACCCGTCAGCTTAGACCCATTAAAACGCGCCTTCATAGCGGTAGTTCTTCTTATAGCGTTTGTTCCACGCGAACTAACCAGCTTCGATGATATTTTCAGAGTTGGCAGACGTGCAAGGATAACGCGAGTAGTGAGGGCGGCAAGACGCGGCAGCGAAAGCGATGATAGTATAAACTTCCTAAACTTTTGAGTTATGAACGAGTTATATAGAATTTTCGGCATAAAGTGGAAACGCCCGTTAAAGTGGTACGACAAGCTGCTCATTATTTGGGCAAGCGTAGCTATTTGCGGTTTGGCAGTGGATATGGACACTATACCATTTTGGGCGGTAGTCTTGATTGTAGCCAACTTTTGCGTTTCGCTTTGGGTTTGTGCTAATGTGCTACCCGACATTAAGGACAACGAAGAATAACTGAAGGAGGACAGCAATATGAAGATTAACGACAACACGCGAGTAATAGACCTTACGGTAGGCGATTTCTTAGACGTAGTGGAAACGCGAGTAAGGCAAGTTCTAAGCGGAACGACACCCAAGGACAACGAGAAGCGGCGGTACGTTTACGGACTTAAAGGCTTGATGAACTTGTTAGGGTGCAGCAAAACAACCGCATCACGCCTAAAGCAGTCCGGCAAGTTGGACGAAGCTATAACACAGTGCGGCTCATTGATAATCATCGATGCGGAAAAGGCACTACAATTAGCAGGAAGTAACAAAAACGACAAATAACCATAACAACAAAGCTATATGAGCAAGCAAGTAAAAATTAAGCGTTTGACCCTTTGCAACTTCAAGGGCTTACGCAACGTAACGGTAGAGTTCAGCGAGGACGCGACTACCATCAGCGGACGCAACGGCACGGGTAAGACAACCATTAAGGACGCTTTCAGCTGGCTCCTGTGGGGCAAAGACAGCGAGGGCAACACCGATAGCAAGTTTGGCATCAAGACCAACGACGCTAACGGCAACTTTATTCCAGACCTTGAACACGAAGTAAACGGAATGTTTGAGGTAATAGACACCGAAACAGGCGCGGTTGATACCGTGGAGTTCCGCCGCGTATTGGTTGAGGAATGGAAAGTACCAAACGGCGAAACGGAGCGCGTACTGAAAGGACACCATACCGACTACTTCTGTAACGGCGTGCCATTGAAAACAAAGGCAGAGTACGACAAGCGTATTAACGACATCATCCCCGAAGCCGTGTTTAAGGTAATAACCGACCCTTACTATTTCCTTTCCCTTCATTGGAAGGCACAGCGCGAAATGCTCTTACAGATAGCAGGGGACGTAAGCGAAGCCGACGTAGCGAAAGATAACGCCGAGTTTGCCGCTCTTCTTGCAAGAGTGACAGGCAAGACACTGGAGGACTACAAGCGCGAAGTAGCGGTACAGAAAAACAAGATAAGCGACAGGCTGGAGAAGATACCCACAGCCATAGACGCAATAACGAGAGTAACACCGACAGCACCCGACTACGCAGCTTTGGAAGCCGACAAAGCACGTTTGGAAGGCGAGCTTTCAGAGATTGACACGGCGGCATCGTCGGCAGCAGAAGCCAACCGCATAGCCTACGAGAACGCGGCAAAGATACAGCAGCAAATCAACGAGCGCAAGACCGCCCAGCAAAAAGTATTCTTTGAAGCCAAGGAAGCAGCGCGTAACCAAGCCTACAAGACGAACGAAGCCTACAATAACGCTGCCCGTGATATGCAGACATTGGACGCGCAAGCAAGAAGCGTAGAAACCGCTTATTCCAGCGACAAGGCAAGAATACAGACACGCATCCAGCAAGTACAGCGTTACACGGACGAAACCAAGAGCCAGCAGGACACATTACGCGAAAGTTGGTACAAGGTGAACGCCGAAGAGTTCAGCGGAGAAGCAGATAACCTCGTTTGCCCTTTGTTCAACATCTGTTGCAAGGACGAGGAAGCGAAGGCGGCTTACAATGAGAACCGCGAAGCCGCAAGGGTAAAGTTTGGCGAGGATAAAGAAAAACGCCTTAACACCATCAACGAGAAAGGCAAGGGACTAACTACGCAGATAGAGCAGCAGGAAGCCGAGATAAGCCGACTTAACGGCGAGCTTGCAACGTTGGAAGCGAAGCACAGCACGGAAACAACAGACATAACCAAACGCCGCGCCCTTCTTAACAAGACTCTTGCAGAAAGCCCGAGAGTAAGCACAGAGCCGGACATCAAGCCCGAAACGCTGCCCGAGTGGGTAAAGCTACAAGGCGAGATTACAAGCCTTACCGCGCAGCTTCCAACCGCTGACACAACCAGCGCAAGCAACACGGCAGAGCTACGCCAGCGCAAAGAGAGTATAACCGCGCAGCTTAAAGACGTGGAACGTTTGCTCGGAGTACGCACAACCATAGAAACCAACAACGCGGAGGTAGCGAAACTTCGCGAGGAAGCCGCAAAGTTGGCGCAGGAGAAAGCAGACCTTCAGAACGAAGAAACGCTTATAGACGAGTTCACAACGGCAAGGATGAACGAGGTAGAACGCCGCGTAAACGCTTTGTTTAGCCGTGTTCAGTTCAAGATGTATCGCACGCAGATAGAGGACGCGAAGCAAGTACCCGACTGCGTTTGCTACATAGACGGTGTAAGGTACGCCGACAAGAACACAGCAGGGAAGGTAAACGCAGGGCTGGACGTGATTAACACCCTTTGCGCCTTCCACGGAGTAAGCGCACCGATATTCATAGACAACGCCGAGAGCGTGAACGAGTTTATCCCGGTAAACAGCCAGCTTGTAAAGTTGGTGGTTTCGACAGAAGATTTTACAGTAACAAACAGATAAAAGCCATGTGTACAAGATTACCAGCGACCATCGAAGCCGCTAAGGAAAAGTTCGCTTTAGCTTGCCAAGAAGCGACAACGTTAGAGATAGTTGGCAACGTAGCGGCAGCGTTCAACGCCGTAGGAGTAGTAACCCTTCTTCGCGAAGCATTGACAGAGGAGGTAATGGACAAAGTTTTCATGCCCCTCATGAACACAAAGATAGGCTTCATGACAGACCGCACGGGCAAGCCCGACAAACGCGGTAACGTTAAGCCGCTTTACAGCCGGGACGTAGTACGCGACTGCATCATCGACGCGGTTATTATTGGTTTGCTTCCAACGGGCAACCAATTCAACATCCTCGCCGAAAGAATGTACCCGACAAAGGAAGGCTATACAGCCCTTCTTAAAAAGTTGGGGGTACGCTACGTTATTGAGATTGGGCAGGACAAAAGCCAAAACCCACAGTACGCGGAGCTTGCATGCAAGATTAGTTTTTCACACAACGGCGAGAAAAACTCCTTTACGCTTAACGTGTCGGTAGTGAAGAACGATTACAGCAGCAACGACCAAATACGCGGCAAGGCAGAGCGCAAGGCGAAGAAGGCACTCTACGAGTATATAACGGGGTCAGACTTCGGGGACGGCGACGAAACCAGTACCCAAGTAGTAGATGCGGTAGCCGTGGAGATTAGGCAGGAAGCCAACACGGGCGCGACTATTGGAATAGACCCCAACGCGGCGGCAGTAGTTCAGCCACAGCCGGCACCACAGCAACCGCAGCCGATACCAGTGCAGCCAACGGCACAGCCAGCAGCCCCAACGTACAACGCTAACAAACCAGCCTTCTAAGATGGAGCTAACCGTTATCGGGTCAAGCAGTGAGGGTAACGCATACGTTTTGCAGAACGAACGCGAAGCCCTCCTGCTCGAAGCCGGAAAGCCATTCAAGCAAGTGCTGGCAGCTTTGGAAGGTCAAGTAAACAAGGTAGTAGGCTGTCTGATAACCCACGAACACGGCGACCACGCTGGGCGAATAAACGAGTTCTTAAAGTACGCCCTACCTGTTTACGCTTCACAAGGCACGATAGAGAACGCCAAGATACGCACAAGTTGGAAACCCACAGCAATACGGCAGACGGAGGACGGGAACGGCTACCTTCCGCTTACGTTGGGCAACTTTCGGGTTATTCCATTTGCAACAAAGCACGACGCGGCAGAACCACTCGGCTTTTACATTTGGCACGAGGAAACCGGGGGCGTTTTATTCGCTACCGACACATTCTATTTGCCGTGCAAGTTCAAAGGGTTGAACAACATCCTTATAGAATGCAACTACGACCCGGAGATATTGGCGCGGAGAGTTGAAAGCGGCGACATTCCAGCAACTTTGCAGGAGCGAGTACGAAGAAGCCATCTAAGCTACTATACTTGTTTGGACGCATTGAGGGCAAACGACCTAACAGCGGTAAACAACATCGTACTAATCCATATAAGCGAAGGGAACGGCGACCCTACGGCTTTTCGTGAAGGCATACAGAGGGCAACGCACAAAACGGTATATACCGCGAAGCCCGGATTAAAAATCGAGTTCAACAAAAGCCCGTTTTAGTCATGATAAAAGGATTTGACCAACAAACGCAGCCACTAAGCGAGTACGAAGAGAACGTACTGCTGCCCGTCATATTGCAAGGACTAAAGACCAAGCAAGGCAAGAAGAACGCAGTAACCAACCGAACGATAGTTATGCGGTTGAGTGTTGCAGGGTACAAGATAGACGAAGCGCGATGCCGTAAGCTAATAAACCACATTCGCACAACGGACATTTTACCCGGACTAATAGCCACGTCGGGCGGCTACTTCTTAGCGGAGAACGAAGCGGAACTATTGGACTACGAAGAAAGCCTATTAGGACGCGAGAACGCCATTAAGGAAGTACGTTTAGCCATAGCAAGGCAAAGACGCATCCTCTTTGAGGACGCGCACAAGCCCCAAGAAGGGAGCATTTTCTAACATTCAAATAAACGACAACGACATGAAGAAGATTTTTCTATTTGTAAAAAACGGCGGTAACGAAACACTTGTAGGACGTTACGACAGCAAAGCAGACGCGCAGGAGAAAGTAATGGACATGGTGGAAGAAGATAGCGTTAGCGTTTTCAACTTCCGCATAGAAGAACGTGAGTACGAGGACATCACAAACCGCGTAAAGAGCTACGCCGACGCTTGCAAGGTTTTGGGCATTGAGCCGATGGACGAGGACAGCATGAAGGCGCAGGGCTTCCGCCTGGACGAGATAGCACGCCGCCAGCTTGAAACCATAACCGAAGCACTTAACGAAGGTTGGAAACCCAACTGGGCAGATACCGACGAATACAAGTTTTACCCGTGGTTCTACATTGAGGTAAGCGAGGTTCAGACAGAAGGCACTTACGGCGCGGATGCCGGGCTTTCGTGCGCGAATACGGATTACGCGGCTACGTCTGCGTGTGCGAACATCGGCTCTCGGCTTTGCTTCCACGACCGCGAAACGGCACGCTACGCCGGGCGCACATTTACCGACCTTTACGCACAAATTTTAATTGAGAAGATATGATACAGCCCGAAAACACACAGACGAGAAAAGACGAAGTACGTTTTAGAACGTCAGACATTCGCCGGATCGTGGGGAAATTCTTAGCTTCCAACGTGCTAAAGACGTGGAACGAAGATTTTATAGACGAGAGTACGGGCGAGGTTGTAACCATTGAGCGTAACGAAATCCTGTTTGAACGCGGCAGCTACATAGACGATGATTTAGCGCAGCAAATAAACTTTAGCATCCAAGCAGAGGAGATAAAGGACGTAGAGGTAAGCAACCAGCGCAGATTAGCAGCACCAAACCAGCGTACCGGGTTATACCCGTTCAAGGTAAGCGCGAGAATTGGAACGAAACGCCGTACCTTCATACTGCAAGCGCAAGACGCGGCAAAGGCGATAGAGGTAGCGACGGACTACATCGAACTTAACTTTAGAAATTCGTTCGACATAACGGACATAAAGCTGATGGATAACGTAGTTATTCTTAACGACCGCCTACGCAAGTCCGTAGAAGCCAAGGAGGGAGCAAACGAGGAAGGCGCAGAACCCGACAACGGCGAGGAAACGCGCGACGATACCAAGTACTACAAGGTTGAAGCCGAAGTAGCGATAAGCACCGAGAATGAGGAAGAACCCGAAAAGAAGCCCTACGACTTCATTGTACGCACGAAAGACGTAGATACCGCGAAAGTGGTTATAACAGCGTGGATAAACGCCAAGGTAAAGGAGCGCACAGAACGCGACGGGGACGAACGCAAGGTAATAGACCTTTCCATCCTTTCGGCTTCGCCATTCGCTTGCAACGCCATTGTAGATAAAGCCTTTTGTTTGGCATACAGAGAACAGGAGGTATAAGAGTAAGTAACCACAAGCCGGGGCGCGACCTTCGGGGCGCGTCCCTATTAAAGCATCAGTTATATGGGTCAAGATAGTATAGTAATGTTCCGCAACATAATAGAAGCGTTAGCCGTATTACCAGCCGAAACATATAAGAAAGTTTCGCAAATGGTTTACGCATACGCTTTCGACAGGGAAGAGCCAGCAGACGAAGCCGACCCTATTATACTTGCTCTTTTCCTTTCCTTCAAACCGCAAATAGACTTCAACGTAAAGAGATACGAAAGCTATGTAGAACGCGGTAATAAAGGCGGTGCACCAAAAGGAAACAGCAACGCCAAAAAAGGAAAAGACAGCGAAGAAAAACAACCTAAAACAACTAAAAACAAGGTAAAACAAGTTGGAACAAGCAAAGACAACTTAGAACAACTTGACGAAGATACGAAACAAAGCGAAACAAGCAAAAACGACCTTATATCTATATCAATATCAGATAATAATACTGTTGTTGATGTTGATAACGCGCACACGCGCGAGAGCGAGGACGTAGCGCAGGAAGAAGAAAGCGAAGCAGAAGGTTACGAAGCCTTCTTAAACGAGTTCTTCAAGGAAACCAACCGTTCAAACATTGAGGTTATTTGCATGCAGCTACACACAACGCCCGAAGCACTACGCAAGGAAGCCGAAGAGGTTGTAGCCGAGTGGCGGCTGACCAAGGCACGACACCAAGATTACAGCGACAAGGCGCGGCACTTAGTGAACCAATTACGGGTAAGGTATAACTTAAAACTTAAAGAAGATGGCAGAAAGCAAAAGCAACCAGCAGACACAGCAGCCGCAAAGGATAGATTTAACGGCGTTTGCGAAACTCCTAAGAAGAAAAAGCACCTCCGCAGCACGATTTAAGGTAGATAAGTACACGGAGGATATACCGAACATGCTATACGAGTGTTACCGCTACCAAGTGGAGAAGCGCGGACACGTTCTAAAGAGGGACGAAGCCACGATAGACCACATCAGACGCGCCGCCCGTTGGCTGTTGGGCGCAAGCCCGAAGCCGGGGTTATTCCTTTACGGAGAGCCGGGAAACGGAAAAACCACGTTAGCCAAGGCAATAGCGCAGCTTATAGGGCTTTTATACGATAGCCCATACATGAACGAGCGCAAGGGCGTAGTAGTTATTCCAGCTTCATCACTAACAGAAGCGGCAAGGGGCGAGAAGCAAGACCTTCTAAACCGAATGAAAACTACCGAACTGCTCTACATTGACGACGTAGGTATAGAACCAGCAAGCCTAAAAGTTTGGGGTAACGAGGTTAGTCCGTTGGTAGATTTGCTTTACTACCGCTACGATAACCAGCTATTCACGATAATAACCTCCAACTTGATAGGCGACGAGGATATAGAAAAGCGATACGGTGAGCGAATAGCCGACAGGTTTATAGAAATGTTCGACTTGATAGGCTTTGAAAACAAGAGCTACCGCCCAAGACTTGAAACTTTGCCGACAATACCTGCAGAACCAAACGCACAGAAGTAGCGCAGGGGTGCAAATAAGCGTGTTTGTCGGCATTTCAACACGCAAGGCGATAAAGTGAACGCGGAAACGAGAAGAACGCCTTAAAAGGCAAAAATACAGAAAATAACAAGCAACAGTACATGGGAAAGATAAAGTACTACATAAGTGGCAAGATAACGGGGTTACAGCCTTCGGAGTACGCCGCGAGGTTTGGCAAGGCAGAAGAACACCTTACCGCGCAGGGCTTCGATGTTGTAAACCCACTTCGCCACGTTGTGCCGTCGGCACATTGGAAAGAACAGATGAAAGTAGATATACGGCTGTTGCTTGATTGCAACGCTATATACATGCTTTCAAATTGGGAACAGAGTATAGGCGCGACCTTAGAACACGATATAGCGGAAGGTTTGGGGCTGATAGTTGAGTACGAGCGAACGCCCAAGCACCGCGACATAAAAGCCGCCATTATTACGGCGATGGGTGTAAACTTCAAGACGATAGCGGAGGACAGCCGTAACCGTTGGCACGTCTACGCCCGGATGATATACGCGCACCATTGCAAGAAGCGCGGAGAATACACGCACCACATAGCCGAGGAAACGAACCACGACAAAAGTACGATAAGTTACTATTTGCGGAACTACGATACAGAATACAAGTATAACCGGGAGTTCAGAGCAGCAGCCGAGAAGGTGGCAACCCTTCTAAGCGAGAAACTGAGCACGCCGACGGATATAACGATATAAACGAACATTCAGCTATATGAACGTACTAAGCCTTTTTGACGGGATGTCATGCGCGAGAATAGCGTTAAAGGAATTGGGGATAAAGGTGGATAAGTACTTTGCTTCCGAGATAGACAAATACGCGATAGCGCAGACGCGGCTCAATTTTCCCGATACCATACAGTTGGGCGACGTTACCCAAGTGGATGGGTACGCCCTTCCTAAAATTGATTTGCTTGTAGGCGGCTCGCCGTGCCAAGGTTTCAGTTTTGCAGGCAAGCAGCTTAACTTCAAAGACCCACGAAGTAAGCTGTTCTTTGAATACGTCAGAATACTGAAGGAGTTAAGGGCGAAGAACCCTAACATAAAATTCATGCTTGAAAACGTGAGGATGCGCAAAGAATACGAAATGGTCATAACAAACGAATTGGGGTTATTCCCGGTTTGCATAAATAGTTCTTTGGTCAGCGCACAGAACCGTATCCGCTTATATTGGACGAACATACGGACACGCACCGAAGGACTGTTTAGCGAAGTCTATACGGATATTCCACAGCCAAAGGACAAAGGGCTATTATTAAAGGATATCTTAGAAACGGAAGTAGATACGAAATACTACCTAAGTGAAAAGGTTATAAACAACATGCTCCAGCACCTACAAAGGCAGAAGGAGAAAGGCAACGGTTTCGGCATAGACATACGCCAGCCACAAAACAAGAGTTGTAGCCTAACCGTAGGCGGCAAGATGATGCGCGATTTGGTGCAAGTTCCACAGTATGGAATATACCAGCGACCACGCGGAGAAAACAAAGGCGGTTTCATCGAGGGTAAAGCCCCAACTCTAACCGCTAATGCATGGGAGCAAAACAACTTAGTTGTAGAGCGTAACGGAGTAAGGCAGCTTAACCAAAGCAAGGAGAGCGCAGGACAACAGCCATACCAGCAAAACCGCATTTATGACACAGAAGGCAAAAGCCCGGCGTTAATGCACGGACACGCAGGAAACACTATAAACGTATTCGGGGGGGGTAAGATACGCCGTTTAACCCCGTTAGAGTGTAGCCGCCTACAAACTATTCCATCGTGGTACGTTTGGCAGTGTTCAGAAACGCAGACCTACAAGATGCTCGGCAACGGGTGGACGGTGGAAGTAATAAAGCATATTTTTAGCTATTTGAAGCAGTAAACATAATAATAACCAATTAAAACGAACGATTATGTTAGTAATGGAAACATGCGGTTTCTTAGGAAACGACGCAGAAATTAAGGAGTTCAACGGAAAACGTTACATTTCCTTCAACGTGGCAGCATCAGACCGCCACAAGGACGCGAACGGCACGGTAGTAAGCCGTACAACGTGGGTAAGTTGTCTGAAGTTAGGCGAAGGAGCGTTAGCAACCTACCTAAAGAAGGGTACACAAGTTTTCATACGTGGCGACCTTTCTACAAAGATTTTCACCAACGCCAACGGCGCACAAGTGGGCATTAACTGCCACGTCCGGGAATTGCAGCTACTTAGCGGCGGCAGCAAGACGCAGACAGACGGAAACGCCAGCGCACAACAGCCGACAGCAACGGCACAGCCACAAGCACAGCCAGCGCAACCTCCATACGGAGCAACGGCAGCACCAGCGAGCGAGAAGAACGACGATTTACCATTTTAAGCCACGCTTATGGAATTGAAATACAAAGTACAGATTACGGAAGGTTTGGTTTACGATACGCTAAAAGCGTCTATACAAGACTTTATAGCCGACCTTCCAAGCAACGCAAAGCCCAAGATAACGGGCAAACTTTGCAAAAGTATTAGCTTCACGATTTACCGCAACGGTAAGCCTGTAACGGATAAGGACGTAGAGCCATACCGCGACACACCAGCTAAAGACGTAGTTTATAGCGCGGCTTTGTTCCGTGGCGGCAAACAGATTGCAAGCATAACGCCATGAACCATAAAGAATTTTACGACAAGGTAGTAGCCATGCGCAAGGCGCAAAAGGACTACTTTAAGTTTCGCAGTTCAGCATATTTGCAGACTTCCAAACGGCTGGAACGCGAGATAGACGACGAGATTAAGCGAGTAGAAGCCGTATTAGCGGAGGAGGAACGCAAGAACCAGCCTTCACTATTCGGCGATGGTTTTTACACAACATAACAGCAAGATCGATGAACGAAATACATAACTTCAAGATACCTATCAGCGGAACGGACTACGAGCCGGAGCGCATGGAGCTAACGATGTCACAAGCCCACACTATAGCAAGAGGACGGGCAAGACAGCACAAAGACCGCGAAGTAAGGCTTTACTGCTTTAACACCATGTGCCACCGTTGGGAATTGTGTACGGAATACAAGTATAACCACGAAACAAGGCAAATAGACCGCAAGGACTGCTGGCGACCGCTAAAGCCGGGCGAGCAAATAAGATAGCCATGACGTTTGAGGAGTTAAAGGCGATAGCCAACGCGAAGGCAGAGAAAGCCAAGCCAAGGCACGAAGAAAGCCAAATACAGCGTAGCTGCCTACGTTGGTTTAGGCTTCAATACCCACAGTATGCCCTGCTTTGTTTTGCAGTTCCAAACGGAGGAGCGAGAAACAAGCGCGAAGCCAGCATCATGAAAGCGGAAGGCGTAACGGCAGGAGTAGCCGACGTTATCCTGCTTATTCCTTCAAGTGGCTACGCTTCGCTTTGTTTGGAGTTCAAGACACAGACGGGCAGACAGCAGGACACGCAAAAGGCATGGCAGAAGGCAGCGGAAACGGCAGGAAACAAATACACCGTTATACGCAGCTTTGACGAGTTTAGGAACGAAGTAACCAACTACCTACAACCGAAAAAGCGGTAATAGGCGAAGTGTTGGCGAAGTGTTTTAGGGTTAAACGTATCAAGCTAATACGTTTAACCCTTTATCTTTGCATAAAATTTTATAAGCATGAGTATTCAGACATTCAAGGAAAAGGTTAAAGGCTTTATAAGCCGCATACCGACAGACAAAAAGAAGCACTTCGCGGCTGGCTTCGCGATTTGCGCCATAGTAAGCCTCCTTTGTGGCTACCTTATTGGCTTTGCAGTAGCCGCAATAGCAGCTGCAGGAAAGGAAGCACGCGACTACATAACCAAGAAGGGAACACCCGAATTTGCCGATTTCGTTTACACGATAGTGGGCGCGTTAGCCTTTATCTTGTTTTCGGTAGTCCTTTCTTTGTTGGTGCAAGCCTTCATTATGTTGGTTTACTTTTAAGTTTGGCTTTGCAGAAAGCATCATATAGCTGAAGAGCAACGGCAACAGCCGGAGCGGAAGGGCGCGGCGACCAAACCGCGCCCTTTTTAATTAAACGACAACGACATGGCACGAAAGAAAAGAAATACAGACAAAAGCGACCTTCACGTTAGCGATTTCGGGAATATAGAAATACCCGATTTGGATTTGTCGCTGTTCGATGTGTTGAACGACGGCTACGACGAGGAAACACGCTATACCAAGCCAAAGGTTTACGACTTGAAAAGCGATTACGTTCTATACGACAACGCGGTAAAGCTGGCGCAGGAACTACGCTTAGGTTTTGGAGAACGCGCCGACGTGTTTGTTAGCGGTAATTTCATATTCGGCGATTTCATAGAAGCGTATATAGTTGGCAATAACGCCAAGTGCAGGAAGATGACTATAAGCACGCTATCACTAAGTCAGAATAACGTAGATAGCCTTTACAATCTTCTTGCAAACGGGTATATAGACGAATTGAACCTCGTAATAAGCGTTTACTTTTGGGGCAACGAGATAAGAAGCCTTATCCCCTACATATACCGTAAACTTGATTTCGGCAATAAGTTCCAGCTTTCAGTAGCATCAGTTCACACCAAAACCGCGCAGTTTGAAACGTTCGGAGGGCGTAAGGTAGTCATTCATGGAAGCGCGAACTTACGCAGTAGCGGCAATATAGAGCAGTTCACAATAGAGGAGAATCCCGAATTATACGACTTCTACGACGAACATTTTAGCCGGATCGTGGAGAAGTACGCAACAATAAGGAAGCCAATACGCGGCACTTTCTTATGGAGTGAGTTAGTAAAGAAAAGGTTTAACGATTAAAAACGAAACATTATGGCAAGTGGAAGCGAGAGCAGAAGCGGAGGTAGCAAGATTTCCGCAAGTACGGCGGCAAGCCGTAGAACCGTCCTACCGTGGTCAATGCCATCGGGAGAGGAAGCACCATTTTAGCAACTAACAACGAGAGCCGCGCAAGGCGTGAGTACCTAAAGCGCGGCTTTCCTTCAAAGCAAAGGTTATGGCAAAGAAAAAAGACACCAGCAAGAGCGCAGCTCCCGAAAGGAAGGCGAACACAGCCGACATGGTGCAAAGCGAGGTAGTAGCACTTTCAAGCATCACGCCCAACAAAGGGCAGATACCGGGAGTACCGAAGAACCCTCGCAGTATTCAAGACGGCAAATTTTCCCTTCTTAAACGCAGCATAGAGGAAGACCCGGAAATGTTGGGACTTCGCGAAATACTACTTTACAAGTACAACGGCAAGAACATCATCATCGGCGGTAACATGCGCTACCGTGCCTTAAAAGAATTGGGCTATACCGAAGCTATTGTAAAGTTCCTGCCCGAAAGCACGCCGCCCGAAAAGTTACGCGCTATTGTCATAAAGGATAATAGCGGCTTTGGCGAGTGGAATTTTGAAGATTTGGCTAACGAGTGGGATGCGTCCGACCTTACGCTGTGGGGCGTGGACGTGCCGGAGTTGGAGAAGGTAAGTACAGAGGAAGAAGCGCAAGAAGATAACTTTAGCGTAGATGAGCACATGCCAGCCAAGCCGACCGCGAAGTTAGGCGACATTTACGCTTTGGGCAAACACCGCCTTATCTGTGCAGACAGCACCAACGCCGACGTAGTGGACTTGCTTGTAGGCGATAGCAAAGTAGATTTGTTGCTGACAGACCCACCCTATAACGTGGACTATTCCAGCAAGAACGAAGCGTTAAACGCGGCAGACAAAGGCAACCGCATACAGAAGGACATCGCCAAGGACAAAATGGAAGATAGCCAGTTTCAAGAGTTTCTAACGGCAGCTTTCAGCAACGCGAACCGCCACCTAAAGCAAGGGGGCGCGTTTTACATTTGGCACGCAGGAACGGAAGGGCTTAACTTCAAGACCGCGATAAAGAACGTAGGCTGGGAGTTGAAACAGATGCTCATCTGGGTAAAGAACAATATAGTTTTAGGAAGGCAGGACTACCAATGGCAGCACGAACCCTGCTGTTACGGTTGGAAGCCGGGAGCCGGACACTATTTTATAGACAACCGCAGCCAGCGCACCGTATTTGAGGACGAAACGCCCGACTTCGACAGCATGACGAAAGCCGAGCTGAAGGAGTTGTTACAGAAGGTTTGCGCCCTTCCTTTCACAGTCATACGCGAGGACAAACCGCTAAGAAGCGCAGACCACCCGACGATGAAGCCGTTAAAGCTCATGGGGCGACTTATACGCAACAGCACGCGACCGGGCGAAGTTGTGTTAGACCTATTCGGAGGAAGCGGCAGCACGCTAATGGCTGCGGAGCAGTTAGGGCGCGTTTGCTATTCCATTGAGTTAGACCCCTGCTATATAGACGTGATTATTAAACGTTGGGAGGAGTACACGGGCGAGAAAGCGCAGTATTTGGGTAATTGTGCCAACGAAACAGAGAACAGCAACGAAAACAAAAAATAACAGCACAGATGGCAGCTAAAGATATTGAGCAATACCAATTCAAGCCCGGACAGAGCGGCAACCCGAAAGGGCGACCGAAGAACCGCGTACCCGACAACCTCGTTAAGATATTCGGCAGCAAGGCGAAGGCAAAGAAATTCTATTGCTTGACAGCAGCCGAGATTAACGAATGGGAAGCGGTAATACTTACGCTTTCCGCAGAGGATTTGAAGGTATTAGCCAAGTGGAGCGACGCGCCAGCATACCCCAAGGGGCTGGCGATAGCCGTACTTTCAGACATGAAGAACGGCAAGACAACAACGTTAGACAAACTGCGCGAACGTCAGCACGGCAAGCCGACACAGCGCATGGAGATAACGGGCAAGGACGGCGCGGACTTCATGCCAGCGCGGACACTTACCAAGGAGGAAGCAAAGGAATTGTTAGAGAACCTACAAAAGGAATACTAAAACGTGGAGGATATAAGGGACATAGATATTATAAAGACGTGGACGCTGCAAGGAACGCTAAACTTTACGCGCTACTTCTTCAAGGAGAAGTACAAACGTAAGTTTGTCGTAGGCAAGCATCACGTTAAGATAGCGGAAGCCTTAGATAGGGTTTTTCGCGGTCAGTCTACGCGCCTTATTATCAACATAGCCCCACGTTACGGAAAGACGGAGTTAGCCGTTAAGAACTTCATAGCGATGGGTTTAGCCATAAACCCGAAGGCGAAGTTTATACATCTTTCGTATTCCGACGATTTGGCACGCGACAACTCGCGAGGAGTGCAGGAGATTTTACGAGAAAGCAGCTACCGCCGTTTGTTTCCGGGAACGATGCCTACCAGCGTGAACACGCGCAAATGGTGGACTACGGAAGGCGGCGGACTTTACGCCGTGAGTTCAGCCGGACAGGTAACGGGCTTTGGTGCTGGTTTGGTTGATAAGGAGGACGAAGAAGAGTTAGCCGCCGAGGTAGAAGAACTTGCAACGGTAGGAAGTGAAGCCTTCGGCGGCGCGATAGTCATAGACGACCCGATTAAGCCGGACGATGCCCGAAGCGCGTTAGTACGCGACAAGGTAAACCAAAAGTTTGAAACGACCATACGCAACCGCGTGAATAGCCGCAAAACGCCAATTATAATCATTATGCAGCGTTTGGACGAAGATGATCTTTGCGGCTACCTTCAAAAGTTAGAGCCGGACGAATGGGAAGTATTAAGCCTTCCTGTCATTGAGATAGACGAGAAAGGCGAAGAAGTACCGCTTTGGGAGTTCAAACACACGCTGCAAGAGCTTCACGAATTGAAAGATAAAAACCCGTGGGTATTCGATACGCAGTACATGCAGAACCCGAAGCCATTAACGGGACTTATGTACGAACGTGAGTTCAAGACCTACGAAGTACTGCCCATAACGAAGAAGCACGTTATCAAGTCATACACCGACACGGCAGACACGGGCGCGGACTTCCTTTGTACTATTGTCTACGTTGAAACGGAAATAGGAAATTTCGTACTTGACGTTTACTATACCCAAGCACCGATGGAAACGACAGAGCCAGAAACAGCACGGCTCCTCACGCGGCACGGAGTGGAAAAGGCGATAGTAGAGAGCAACAACGGGGGGCGCGGATTTGCGCGTAACGTTGAAAAGCAGTGCCGACTATTGGGCAACAGCAAGACCGCCGTATCGTGGTTTCATCAAACGCTAAACAAGGACGAACGTATCTTTAACCATTCGGCAGAGGTGCAGAACCTAACCTACTTTCCAAAAGGCTGGGAACACCTATACCCGAAGTTCCACCAAGATATAACGCAGTACAAGAAGGTAGGTAAGAACGCCCACGATGACGCGCCCGACGCTTTGACGGGAACAATAGAGAAGCGCAGCGGAAAGCCGCAGAAGTTAAGCAACATATTTCCATAACATAACAAAGAGCGATTATGACAATAGAAGAACTTTTAGCCAAGGTAGCCAAAGGCGAAGGCGAGATTACGGGAGCTATAAACGAGTTGAGGAACGGACGCACCACGCCCGAACCTAATACCATTCAGTACGCCGCGCAGTACGACCCCAAGCTGCACGACATCAACGACCCACTAAAACGCCCGGATAAGTTGGTAGTAGTGGATAAGGACAGCGACGAGTACGGAGAGGTAAAGAACATCAACCCCAACGTAGAGGAAACGACCGAACAAGGCTTTAGAATTGAGAAGGTAGCGCGTATAGCGTTAGGTATGCAGAAGCTCATCACAAAACGCGCGGTAGCCTTCACGTTTGGCAACCCGGTAGCTTACAACGCCAACCCGACAGACGAGAAGGAAAAGGCACTTTTGAACGCTATAAAGCGCGTTTTCTACGATGTCAAGGAAGGCACGCTTAACCGCAGGGTAGCGCGAAGCCTTTACAGCACTACCGAGGTAGCCGAACTTTGGTATCCTGTGGAAACGGACACGCACGAACTTTACGGCTTCAAGAAAAACATCAAGTTCAAGGTAGCCATCTTTAGCCCGATGTTCGGCGATAGGCTTTACCCATACTTCGACGAAGCACGCGACCTCGTAGCCTTTTCGCGTCAGTTCACGCGCAAAGACCGCGACCTCGTTACGCGCACCTACTTTGAAACGTACACCAAGGATAACCACTACTTATGGACGTGCAAAGGACTTGAAGCCGCCACTTCCGGCAATAATTGGGAAATAGTGGAGGGCTACCCCAAGAAACTCACGATAGGCAAAATACCCGTGATTTACGCCAGCCAGCCACAAGTAGAATGGGAGGACGTGCAAAGCCTTATAGACAGATTGGAAAAACTACTTTCCAACTTTGCCGATACCAACGACTACCACGCAAGCCCCAAGATATTTGTAAAGGGCAGCATTAAAGGTTTTTGCCGTAAGGGAGAAGCCGGGGGCATTATTGAGGGCGAGGACGGAGCGGAAGCAACCTACCTATCATGGCAGAACGCGCCCGAAAGCGTGAAACTTGAAATAGACACGCTCCTGCGCATGATTTACACCATAACGCAAACGCCCGATATTTCATTTGATACGGTAAAAGGTATAGGAGCGGTTAGCGGCGTAGCCTTAAAATTGCTCTTCATGGACGCGCACCTCAAAGTACAGGACAAAAACGAAGTGTTTGCAGACTATTTGCAACGCCGTATAAACGTACTTAAAGCCTTCTTCGCCGAAGCCAACTTAGACTGGAAGCAAGCCGCCGACCACTTGATTATAGAACCAAAGATAACGCCGTACATCATCGAAGATGAACTTAGCAAGATAAATATTTTGCAAGCAGCCAACGGACAGCGGCAAATAGCGAGCCGACGCGCAACCGTGCAGCGTTTGGGCTGGGCAGACGATACGGACGAGGAGCTAAAGGAAATCGAAGCCGACGAAGCCAAAGAAAGCAGCTACCAGCAGGGCGAACCCACATTTTAAGCGCAAGCGTATCAAAACAACACGTTTTAAGACCATATAAGCGCGTTTTCGTGTTCAATGTGTATGTTTCCATACCCAAAGCAAGAAACGCGCTTATATGCCAAATCCAAAGAAAATAACTATGCCGGACAACGTAAGAAACCAGCTTATAATACAACTTCGCGGCTTTGACGCACGCCACTACGCCAATACCGAGCGGTACGCCCGGCAGATAGACCGCGTTTATAAGACAGCATGCGACGAGTACGCACGATTGGGCGCGAGTTTGGACGCACCCGAAGGCGAAGCCGTGTTTTCCTTCGACAAGTACCCACGCGCACGGAAGCAAGCGCAGGGCATCATGCAACGGCTCGCAAAGAAGGTGGAAAGCGTTATTACTTCCGGGACGCAAAGCGAGTGGCTGGCGGCGACATACAAGAACGATGCATTTTTAGGCTCTATTCTTCGCACTTCCAAGCTAACGAAAGAGGAGTTAGAGCAATACCAAGGCAGGAACTTAGAAGCCCTTAATACCTTCCAACGGCGCAAGGTTGAGGGCATGGGACTAAGCGAGCGCGTATGGAAACAAGCAGAGGACATGAAAGCCGCCATAGAATTAGGCATAGACGTAGCCATCGGCGACGGAAGGGATGCGCAGCAGTTAAGCCGCGATTTGCGCAGCTACCTCCAAGAGCCTAAACGCCTTTACCGCCGTGTTCGCGACAAGGGCGGCGTATTGAGGTTGAGCAAAGCAGCCAAGATGTACCATCCGGGGCAAGGCGTTTACAGGAGTTCAGCCAAAAACGCGCAGCGATTGGCACGGACGGAAATAAACATGGCTTACCGCGAAAGTGAGTTTTTGAGGTGGCAGAAGTTGGACTTTGTTGTAGGTTTGCGCATTTGTTTAAGCAACAACCACACGATAATGAACAGTAAGGGCGAACCCGTGCCTTTGGTGGATATTTGCGACGAGTTATGGGGCGATTACCCTAAAACGTTCAAGTTTGTAGGCTGGCATCCTCAATGCCGCTGTTACGTTGTGCCTATATTGTCAGACTACGACGAGTACAACCAAGACCGCGCCAACCGCTTAAAGGCTATTGTACGCGGCACAGCCTACAAAAGTCTGCCTTCACGCCGTTCTGTTGCGGACGTTCCGCGCAAGTTCCGGAAATACATAGACAGCATATTAGAACGTTCCAAAGGTTGGAAGTCGCAACCTTACTACATTCGCGACAACTTTGTAGGCGGCAAGATTGAAGGAGGGCTTAACCCGATTATTCCAACCAAGACGATGAACACCGTACAGCCCTGCACGGAGTTTGACGGACGTATCGCCATGCTTAAACGTTGGGCTTATGCTTTCGGCTTAGACCTTTCCAACGTGGATAGCCTACGCACGGCAGGAAACCGCGCCGCACTATTGGCAGAGGTGGAAAGGCTGGACGAGTTAGGAACAAAAAGGCAGTCGGCATGGCAAGACGCATATACCGAACTTTACCATTTTGCCCAAAACGAAGCCAAGGGCAACAAGGAGATTACGGACATTTGCGAGAAGGAACTGCGCGACAACGCAATTACGACTTCGCATTATTACGGAGATTGTACAAGCAAGCTAAAGGCGGCGTTTAGTGCAGTGGTGGCAAGACTTGCAGCAGTTGTAAACGCCAGCGGCGACAAGCCGCACCCAGCATTAAAGAAGAAATACACGACCGAAGCCGAAGTAGATGCCACTTTCAAAAAGATAAACGCAGGGCTTAAAGAAAAATGGTTTGAAAACGGCGACCTACAATTAGGAGAAGAAACAGACCCACGCAACAATGGTTCAACGTGGATGGACGGACGGCTATACCTTACAAAAGACCGTTTAGGCTACGTGAAGGCAGCGTTAGGCAAAATAGGCTCTAAGCGGTCAGCAGATATAACAGACGACGAAGCCGATGGTATGGCTACATTTTGGCATGAGATTACGCACAACAGAAACAAACGGGGAAACATGGTACTTACAGACACCCAACGCAGCTACATGGAGTTAGCCAACGAGTTTGTAGCGCGTAAGACTTTGCCGGAGTTCTACAAAACTTTAGGCTGTAAGGAAACGCCACACCCACAATATATAACAAACCGCAACTCAACGGGATATAACCGTATGGTCAATAACTACGATTTCGTTATACAACGGTTAGGACTTGATGCCGACAAGGTTTTAGCAGCAGTCAGAAAGAACCTATACAACGAGGTTTACAGCGACCAACAGACAGGATTACGGCAAGGGCTTATAGACGGAGGTATTAAACGTGCAGATGGTAGCAAGGTTAAGATTTCCGAGCTAAACAAGATACTAAAGTATTGTAAGGACACGGGGCAAGGCACGTTAGAAAATTGGTTGAAGTCAAATGGATTTATAGCGAAGGAAAAATAAGAAGGAAGGGCAAGTTAAGCCCTTCCTTCTTAGTCTATAATTAAGCCTTTCTTACGGGCTTCGCTTGCACGCCTATCAAAGTCTGCCCACAATTCATCACGCAATTTCTTTGCAGCTTTGCGGAGTTCCTTATTATTGAGAAGTTCTGCCAATTCTTCTATATCTTCCGCTTTTCCTACCGGGTGGCAGTCCTTTTTATACTTTGCTACCTTCTCTTTGTCGGAAGGGTTTACTTTGGTTATTCTTTCGATAATAGCGGCATCTTTGGTAAAGTCGAATACCGTTTTACCTATCAATTCTTTGTAATTCATATAGCGTATTATTTGAAGATTACAGAACAAGCAACCAGCAGACCAAGAACTGCAGCAAGCGCAGAAATACAAGCAGCAATGGCTGCTACCTTATTCCAATTTATAGGATTTTGCAAACGTGGATTAAAGAAAATATAAGTTTCACCGCTTTCAGTGAGGGCAGCATCAACAAGCCCGACCTCTTCCGACCAAAAGCCACGAACCAAGCCCTTTTGTTCAAGCGAACGCACAGCAGGGGCGAAAGCAAGTTTTTCTATTTGCTTCAACTTACCGCCGTTATTACGTTGCAGCCAGCGTAACACGCGCTTTTCTTCCTTTGTCAGTCGTACACGCTCCATATAATTATAATGTTTGCACAAAGTTAGCCATTTTCAAGCATTTACGCAAATCTTTTTAGAGCCGCGAGCGGTACGACCATAACCAAACGTAACCACACGGACACAACAAAGAACGGCAAAAAAGGCGTAAGCGTACCCAAACATAACTATTTAGGCTAAAATAATCGGGTATTTTGTTGTATAGTAATACAACATTCGCTATCTTTGCACCAACAAAAGTACAAAACCAATGAACAGGAAAATTATAGCATATAAGGACTACTTCAACACCTTCTTTGCCGAACTTGACAAAGGAACGCAAGACAAGGTATTATACGTTCTGATGCTGCTACGCACACAAGACCGCCTACCGACCAAGTTTATAAAGGCGATACGCGACGGGCTTTTTGAAGTACGGATAGAGTACAACAGCAATATCTACCGCATATTCTTTGTATTTGACGGTAACAAGATTGTAGTATTATTTAACGGCTTCCAAAAGAAAACCCAAAAGACACCAACTAACGAGATTAAGAAGGCATTAAAACTAAAAGAACCCGTTGGCGGAATTAATTTAAGTTGATAAATATGAGTAAAAAGTTGCACATA